GTGGAAAGACCACGACACCGCAAAGTTGGTCAACGAACTGCGCGACATCGCAGTGACCTACGCGGGCGCACAGCAGTTGCGGGAGCGCATCGCCCACGCTGTCCGACCATTGACTGACAAGCTCGAAGCACAGAAAGGAACGACATGAGCAAAGAAGCAATGCGGCAGGCGCTTGAGGCGCTGGAATATTATGAGTTACCCGACGAGCCAAACACAGCAAGCGGTGCTGCCAACGCCCTGCGCGAAGCCCTCGCACAGCCAGCCGAGAGGCAGGGGGAGGCTGTGCCCTACGGTCGAGTAACTGTTGTTCGACGCCCCGGTTGTGGAGATCAGCACTGGTTTTACCCTTGGCCTGATTCGCCGTATCTCGACAACGCTGCGGAATGCCACAACGTCTACACCCACACAGCACCAGCACAGCAGCAGGGGGCGGAGCAGATTGACGCAATTGCGTGCGAGCGCTACAAGGTTGTGCCATCCCATGAAAGCATGTTCCATAGGTGGGCTGTTGTTGCTGGCGATGGAACGCGGCAGCTCTACATCGGGCGAGAAGTCGAGTGCCAGAACATGGCGCGTAAATTTGCCGGTGCATTTCTTGATGGCGCGTACTTTGCATCCCACCCAGCACCAGCGCAGCAGCCGCTGAGTGATGAGGCAATGTGGCACCTTTGGAATATGCAGGGCAACGACTGCATGGATCAACGTGCTGCAATCAAGTTCGCCCGCGCAATCGAAGCCACCCACAAGATCGGGGGTGAGAAGCCATGACCCAAGACCAGATCATTGAATGGGCGAGAGAGGCGGGGTTCCCGCTGATCGCAGCAATGAAAGCGTTTGGCTTGGAGGGCTTGACGGATGGCGAGCTACGCCAACTAGAGGCCATCGCCCTCTTCGCCGCCCTTGTCGCTGACCACGCAGCACGGCAGGAGCGAGAGCAGTGTGCGCTGGAGTGTGAGGGCTGGTTACGCGCAGATGGGCCTGACTGTGCCGCAGCCATTCGTGCAAGGGGTGAGAAGCCGTGAGAGCCGAGGTCATCATCCGGGGGTTGCTGCGAGGCGAGCACAACGACGGGCTCACCCGGCCCGAGATCGTGCAACTCACAGGGCTTGGCCTGACCGCCGTCTACAACGCCATCAAGAAGATGCCTGACACCTACGAGGATCGCTGGAAGATCGTCGTCAGCCCGACCACTGGGCGGCACACACAAACCGCCGTGATCTGCGTCGTCGTGCCGCCACCGAACTGCCCAAGGCCAGAGCCCCTGACCTACAAAAAAGCCAAACCAAAGAAGGAACCCGTATGACTATCGAAGCAATTGACCTGTGGCACAAGCGTGCCCGACCCAACCCCACCGACACTGACTTCAACGTCCAGTTGGGGTGCCATCTTGAAGAAGTAGCCGAGATGCTGGCGACCTTGGAGTTTGGTCGTGACGGTACGAAATATGAGTCGTACGCCACCACGCTGGGTGTTGTGAGCGACATTGCCACCGCGCTCAAACGCGGCTGGACAGTTGCGCGCATCAAAGACCGCAGAGAGTTTCTCGACTCCTTGGCCGACCAGATCGTCACAGCTGTCGGTGTGGGGTACTGCGCGGGGATGAAGACCACCGAGGCGGTGGCGCGTGTGAACAGCTCGAACTGGAGTAAGTTCGATGAGAATGGGCAGCCTACGTTCGACCGCAACGGCAAGATCGCCAAGCCCGCCACCTACGTGGCGCCTGACCTCGAAGGGTTGTATTAAGGGAGTTGCGTAGCGCGGACTGAACGGGGTATACTGTGGCTTTCAACCATTAGGAGCTACTGATGACTTCTCTTGTTACCCTCGGTACGGATCGCGCTATCCGCACCACCAGCCGGGTCGTCGCGCAGGTGTTTGGAAAAGCCCACCGAGATGTGCTTCGCGCGATCCGCAACCTCGAAACCCCCGAGGAGTTCAACCTGCGCAATTTTGCGCAGATCGAATTTAAAGATGACAAAGGCCGCGCGTTCCCGGAATACACGATGACCCGTGATGGGTTCATGTTCCTCGTCATGGGCTTCACCGGTGCCAAGGCTGTGGACATGAAGCTCAAGTTCATCGAGGCCTTCAACGCGATGGAGGCCAAGCTCGCCAAGCAGAACGCCCAAGTCGAGTGGAAGGTGGCGAGGCTGCAGGGTAAGGCGATCCGGTCGGTGCTGACTGACACGCTGCAGGAGTTTGTCCAGTACGCGAAAGCGCAGAACTCGGAGAACGCCGAGCGATACTACGGGTCGATCACCCTGATGGAGTACAAGGCCCTGAGCTTGATTGAGAAAGGCGCCAAGGTGGGGAAGAACTTCCGCGACACCCTCGATGGGATGCAGGTCGCCACCCTCACCGTTGCCGAGAACGTAGCCCGCCAAGCGATCCAGCGCGGCATGACGCAGAAGATGCACTACAAGGAAATCTACCAAATGGCCAAGATGGACGTCGAACGTCTGGCCGACGTGGTGAGTTTCACACAACCCCAAGAAAGACTGACATGACCAATCCCCTAGACATCCAAGTGGCCGGCGGCCACTACAAAGGCAAAGCCATCCAGCCTGTCGAGTACATCTCGGCCAACGGGCTCAACTTCTTAGAGGGCTGCATCGTCAAGCGAATCACCCGCTGGCGCGACAAGCCCGCCGAGAACCGGTTCCAAGACCTTGAGAAGATCAAGCACGAGATCGACTTGCTGATCGAGATGGAGAAGCGGTATGGCAACGAGTGACTCCCAACTGACGCAAGAATACTTGCAAAGTATTCTGCAATACGATCCCGAGACGGGGGTGTTTACGTGGGCGGTTAACCGCAGCCCGATGGCCGCTGGTCGACTTGCGGGTCGCTGTGATGAGCGGGGGTATTGGCGCATAACAATAAACAACCACCGGTACCGGGCGCATAGGTTGGTGTGGTTGTATGTGCATGGGGTGTGGCCCACGCACCAGATAGACCACATAAATGAGGACAAGGCGGACAACCGGTTGGCCAACTTACGAGAGGCTACGAACCAGCAGAACCGCCAGAACCTCACCAAGCCCTTTAGAAACAACCCCTACTTAGGAGTTAGTTACTACAAAAGCACCAACAAGTGGGTAGCGCAGATACGATATAACAATAAGCTCAAGCGTATAGGATATTTCGCTACTCCCGAAGAAGCCAGAGATGCCTACGTTGCCGAGAAGCGTAAGCACCACCCGTTCGGGATGTTGTAATGGCTAAGCAAACCCCCGAGGGCCGCGTGAAGGCCGCGGTCAAGCTGGCTATGGCCCCCTACGGCGTGTACTACTTCATGCCGGTGTCTAACGGTATGGGAGTCATGGGGGCCCCCGACATACTGGCTTGTCTGAACGGCAGGTTCATCGCCATCGAGGTCAAGGCCGGCAAGAACAAGCCCACGGCCCTGCAGATACGGGCCCTGCAGAGCATCCACGACGCCGGCGGTCTGGCGCTGGTCATCAACGACACCAATCTGGACTACCTCAAGGAGTGCCTCAATGCCCCAAGACAAGCCCGATCCAATTTCTACCTTCATTGCACAGCATCAACGCGAGAATTCTGCCGACTTGAAGCGCCTCAAGCAGGTGCTGCGCAAGCGCATGCGGTACGCCCTGAAGACAAACCTGCCGTGGCGTGAGCCCGAGCCGCCAACCCCCGAGCGCGATGACGAGCCGTATAACCCGAGAGAAAGCTAATGCCTTCAATACTTACGATTGACCTAGAAACCTACTATGACAGTACGTTTTCCCTAACCAAGCTAACCACAGAGGCGTACGTACGCTCTCCACTGTTCGAGACCATCGGAGTCAGCTTCAAGATCAACGACGGCCCCACGACGTGGGTCAAGGGCCCTGACGTAGCCGAGGTCATGGCCTCGCTGGACTGGTCGGATAAGTTAGTCTTAGCGCAAAATTGCGCCTTCGATGGAGCTATCCTCGCATGGCGCTACGGAGTCAAGCCGCTAGCTTGGCTGGACACGCTGGGTATGTCTCGGGCTCTGTTTCCCCACGAGAAGTCACACAGCCTTGCCGCGCAGGCCAAGCGCATGGGTATCGGTGTCAAGGGTGACGAGGTGCTGAACGCGCTGGGCAAGCGCTACGCAGACTTCTCCCCGCAGGAGCTGCAGCGGTATGGCGACTACTGCATGAACGACACGGAACTTACCTATGCGCTGTTCAAACGGTACATGGACATGGGCTTCCCCAAGCAGGAGCTCAAGCTGATCGACATGACGCTGCGCATGTTCACCGAGCCGGTGCTGGAGCTGGACGCGCCGCTACTCAAGACGCACTTGGCCGAGGTACGGTGCCGCAAG